TTAAGTCTTCCCGTTGGCACAGATAAGGTCGAGGTCAAAGAGACTCTCGGCGCGTATTACATTTATATAAACGACCAAAAGGTGGAAACCTTTAGGACTAAAGAAACGGCTTTAGAAGTTGCTAACGAAGCAGCTCAAGCTTTAGGGACATAAGAATGAAACTTATTACAGAACAAATTGATTCAGACATTCAGGTTATAACTGAAGCTAAACAAAACGGCTCTAAAGACTTCTTCATTGAAGGTATCTTTATGATGGCTGATTCGAAAAATCGTAATGGTCGTGTATATGAATCCAAGATTTTAAAACCTGCTGTTGAAAAATATATTCAAGAGCAAGTTAAACAAGGTAGAGCTGTTGGTGAACTTAACCATCCTGATGGCCCCACAATTAACCTTGACAAAGTTTCTCACCTAATTACAGACCTTCGCTTTGAAGGTAATAATGTAGTAGGTAAGGCAAAAATCCTAAACACACCTATGGGTCAAATCGTAAAAGGTTTGCTTGAAGGCGGTGTAAAATTAGGAGTATCATCTCGTGGTATGGGTAGTCTTGAGGAAAGAAACGGTTCTAACTATGTGAAAGATGATTTTCACTTAGCTACCGTTGATATCGTTCAAGATCCATCTGCGCCTGCTGCTTTCGTTAACGGAATCATGGAAGGTGTAGAATGGATTGTTGAAAACGGTGTGTTTAAACCTCAAGAAATTGAAAAGATTGAGACTGAAATTAAGAGAACGCCAAAGGCTCAGCTAGCTGAAGCTCAAGTACGTGTTTTCCAACATTTCCTCTCTAAACTTTAACACTAAGGAGTGATTTGAATGTCACAACAAGATCTTAACAAAGATCAACTAGACGACGTAAAGCTTAGTGATGAACAACTCGTTGAAGTTTCTGAGGAACTAGCTGAAGATGCTGCAGCAACTATTGATCCAAAGGGAGACGCTAAGTCTGCTAAATTTGGTCAAGGTGCTGATTTCCAAGACGACAAGGCTAAAACCCTTGCTGATCTAGGTGCTACTAAGACAGCTGAAGCCCCTAAAACTAAATCGGGTATCATTGCTGCAACAGTTGAAAAATTGTCTAGCTTGAAAAAAGAAGATCTTCAAGTTATCTACGGTAAACTTTTCTCTGAAGAGTCTACTGAAGAAGTTAAAGAAGCTGTGGTTGAAATCGATGTTACAGAAGAACTAAAAGCTCTTACTGAAGCCGATGCTAACTTATCAGAAGAATTCAAAGAGAAATCTGCGGTTCTTTTCCAAGCTGCTTTGACATCTCGCGTAGCTGTAGAAAAAAATAAACTTGAAGAGCAGTATCAATCTAACTTAGACGAAGCTGTAGAAGGCATTCGTTCAGAACTCGTTGAGAAGATCGACGGTTACTTGAACTATGTTGTAGAACAGTGGATGGAAGAAAATGAACTTGCTGTCGAGACTGGCCTCCGTGCTGAGATCGCAGAAAGTTTTATTGACTCTCTAAAAACTGTATTCGTTGAACACTACATTGATGTTCCAGAAGGTAAAGTCGATCTAGTCGACGGTTTAGCAGAACAAGTTGAAGAACTTGAAGGTCAATTACAAGCTCACACTGAAAAAGCTGTTGCGCTTGCACAGAAAGTTGAAGAACTTTCACGTGAAAAGATTGTCCGTGAAGCTACTGAAGGTATGATCGCGACTGACGCTGAAAAGCTTAAGTCACTCGTTGAAGGTATTGACTTTGATGACGCTGAATCTTTCTCTAAGAAAGTTATCATCGTTAAAGAAGCTCACTTCAAGGGTACAGCTCCTACTACAACAATCAGTGAAGAAACAGACGAGCAACCTGCAGAACAAACTACTGCTTCTCCACGTATGGCAGCTTATCTAAGCGCTATATCCCGTACTACTAAAAAATAAAGAGGAAACATAACATGTTTTTAGCTGAACAAGCACAACAAAAATGGGCTGAAGTCCTAGATCACGCAGATCTTCCAGCGATTAAAGACCCTTACAAACGCGCAGTTACTGCCGTTATTTTAGAAAACCAAGAGAAGGCACTTGCTGAAGAGCGTGCACAATCTTCTTATGGTTCATTACAAGAAGCTGCACCTACAAACGCAACTGGTGGCAGCATTGCTAACTTTGACCCAATCTTAATCAGCTTGGTTCGTCGTTCAATGCCTAACCTTATCGCTTATGATATCGCTGGTGTTCAACCTATGTCAGGTCCAACTGGCTTAATCTTCGCGATGAAGTCACGTTACACATCACAAAGCGGTACAGAAGCACTTTACAACGAAGCTGATACAGACTTCTCATCATCATCATTCTCTGGTTCTACAGCAACTAACAAGAATGGTACACATGGTGGTACATCTGATGGCTTGCCAGGTACTGACTCTGTAGTTAACGCTGGTGGTTCTGGTACTTCTGGTACATCTGCTGCTGATACAATCGCTGACGATTTCGGTGTTGGTGGTGGTATGACTACAGCTGAGTCTGAAGCTTTAGGTGATTCTTCAACTAACGCTTTCGCTCAAATGGCATTTAGCATTGAAAAAGCTACAGTGACTGCAAAGACACGTGCTTTGAAAGCTGAATACACAATGGAATTAGCACAAGATCTTAAAGCAGTTCATGGTCTTGACGCTGAAACAGAATTAGCGAACATCCTTTCAGCAGAAATTCTTGCTGAAATCAACCGCGAAGTTATCCGTACAATCAACGTTAAAGCTAAGTTAGGTGCTCAAACAGCTAACTGCACAAGCGCTGGTACATTTAACTTAGTGACTGATGCTGATGGTCGTTGGTCAGTTGAAAAATTCAAAGGTCTTTTAGTTCAGATCGATCGCGAAGCTAACAAGATTGCCAAAGATACTCGTAGAGGTAAAGGCAACTTCATCGTTTGTTCATCAGACGTTGCAACAGCTTTAGCTGCTTCTGGCATGTTGGTATACAACCCAGCTATGTCAACAGACTTAGCAGTTGATGACACAGGCAATACATTTGCTGGTGTATTAAACGGCAAGATCAAAGTGTACATCGATCCATATGCTACACAAGACTACGTAACTGTTGGTTACCGTGGTACAAACCCATATGACGCTGGTTTATTCTACGCTCCATATGTACCATTAACAATGGTTCGTGCTGTTGATCAAGGTTCTTTCCAACCTAAGATCGGTTTCAAAACACGTTATGGCATGATTGCTAACCCATTCTCAAATCCAGGTTCAGCACCTGTAAATGATACTGGTTTAAATCGTACTAACGTTTACTTCCGTATCTTCAAGGTAACAGGCCTTTTAGACAACGCTTAATCTATACAAGCTTAAGAATTACAATAA